ATGCTTGAATGCATATCAACCAGACCGTTGAACAATGACTTGTCCATGTATGGCTCAAAGTAATTAGCCCACATAGATTTGTCTTTTGGTTTACGGCTGTAGATAACCCACGACAACTGCTCTGGACTATTAAGATTGATAGGTCTGTCACCCATGAGATCACGAACCTGTTGGCTGAGATCATTCCATATACTTACCTTCTCCTTCTCAAACTCCTTGCGAACCTCGTCTAGTTTCTTGGAGTCCACACTGAACCCACGTTGATATATCTTACACAAGCACACGGCAACCATGTTGGTATGTGTAACTGTATCCATAAGATCAGCATCACCGTTGGTTAGCCTTTGATGTATCTTGTTTGATAGATCATATGTAGCTCTGATATCGTGTAGCAGGTAGTCTGATAACTCTTGATGTGGAATCTCAGATACAAGTATACCACGCTGAAAGTAACTCTTCATTGTATCCTGCTTTTTATTATCTAGATCATATCGTTCAGCACATTGCTCCAAGGATAGTGGTTGCTTCTGTCCACGCTGTAGCACATACTCGCCTAGCATAGTATCAAATACAATACCATCATACTTGAACCCCGACTCCCACAACCAAATCAAATCGTGAGCTACGTTATGACATACAAGCACAGTAGTTTTATCTAACTGCTCCTGCACCATAGCATGACCGTTAGGTGTAGGTGGGGCATATGCATGGTCAAACGTAACTATTCTCTCCCAGTTATCTGTCTTCATGCCTACCATAACTAAGCTATTCTCAGGCTCAAAGGGATCTAGGTGTAGCTTGTCGTTACGCTTGATCACATTATTTTCTATATCTAATATTAATCTCATACGTTGTCCTTCAAATTTACTAACTCAGCTTCTCCGTATGGTATATGGAAGAAGTGTTCCTTCCTACCCACATTGCCAAGCCATATTTCTTTTATACATTCTTGCGTCATCTGATAGTCTTTTATTCTCCAAGCGAACTCACAGTCTCTTCTTATAACATAGAAGTTAAAGAAAGCATCCTTGTCGTTCATTTCTCTAAACTTATTTACGAGTTTTATTTTACGATGTGGTATGCGTATCTCCTTCCATGTTGGGTTCCAATCTCCAGTCCACTGGTTCTTCATTTCTACCTCAGAATAATACTTGTGTCCATTCTTTTCTGAACTTATATCAAAAGAGTAGTTCTCACCTGATGATATATTTACATGTCCATTACGTTCTAAATAATCAATTACAATTTGTTTAGCCTTGCCATCGTTCTCCTTGTATGAGCTAGGCTGAAAGCGTCTATGAAACGCACCTTTTACTGGTTCTAATCTGTTCATGCTGAATACCTCGCTGTGTATGGGTCTAGCTCACAGACAATCTTGCCATGCCAACCAGACAGTTTGTTTTTTACAACGTTGATATGTCTCTGTGGGGATTGTTCTTCCTCACCTTCAACGTCAGGGTTCTTGGCTAGTAGTAGCATCAGATCTGCTTCTGCAGCTTTACCTGTTCTACTACCTTCCATCATGGCTTGGTTGAGTACAACCTTGCCTTCTGCTTCAGCAGATAGCTGTGACATATAAAATATAGCACAACCATACTGCTTGGCTATCATACGAGCATAGATAGCGTTTGCTTTCAGAGCTTCATCTTGTCGAGCAAACCCTGCTGTCTTGGCAAACTTATCGCCCATATCTAGCACAACTATATCGGGTCTGTGTGACTTAGCCACACTCTCAACCCATGTCATATCACGACCAGTACAATCAATCATCTCTATATTCTGACGCACTGTAGCATACTTCTCCTGTGTAAGCTGTGGATTCTTAACTATCTGTTCTTGTGTCATGCCTGTGCTTGCAGTTAAATATCTAATACCAACTCTATGCACTGCTTCTTCATTACAGAGGATGACACACTTAGCACCCTGCCTAGCAAAACCATTCTGTCCTGCTATCATGGATGCGTGAAAAGATGTTTTACCTGTGTTAGGTCTAGCTCCAACCTCTATCAGGTGACCCTCGTTTACACCCTCAATCTTACGTGTAAGACTTGGTATGTTGAATGTCCACCTTGCTTCCATAGCATTCTTAGCAAGCAATGTCTCCATAGATATATCTGCCCACTCTACATTGAGTGTAGGTATAAAGTCATCACCATACTGCTCTAGCATATTACGTAATGGCTCAAGACTTGACTTGCTACCATTGACGTAATCAAAACCTAAGTTAGCTATCTCTTCACCCACAACCTGCTGAAACAACTTGGATAATACCTCTTGTGCTACATCATTACCAAGTGGTTGCTCCTTCTTGATACGAACAAAGAAGTCACCATATGCTTGCTTCTGTGCTGTGGTCATTGTTGGATTGTTAGCCAAGAACAGTGCTTCAACCTCATCAGGTGTTACTGATCTATTGTACCGTTGCATGGCATAATCAACAGAGTTTTTTATCTTACGTAAATCCTTGCTAAATAGCTTATCGGGACAACGTATACCTCTATGCTCATCATAGAAGTCTTTCTTCATTAGACTACGTATTAATGCTATTTCCATTTATTTGTTCTCCTATTGCTGTTAGTTTTTCAATGTCGTTAGGATGTCTGTACTTCAGGTCATCGGTTAATCGTAATACTCGTACATCATTTACAATACTTTTTAACTCTCTAAAAAATTCCATAGCTTTTGTTAGTGCATCGGGGTCTAAAGCTATAACTGCTGAAGAGAACTGTGACAAGTACCTCTTGTGTATATCAGACAGAGATGTGCCTAACACAGCAACCCCAACATACACATCACTGCCTACAACTACGGCACTGACACAGTCCTCAACAACTACAGCGACCTTACCACATCCAGATGTGAATGGCAAGCCACTATTCCCATATTTTTTCCATTTAGGTAAAGTATTTTTAAGACTTCGCCCAACTGCATCTACAATCACACCATCCTGCATGATGGGAAACACAGCACGATTATCTTTTACGTCATGATACAGTCCACCCATGAGGTCAAACCTTTCCATGAATCTAGTAACGTCAGGTTGTCCCTTGTATGGCACAACATACTCAGGCATTACAAAATGCTCTCGTGCTTTCTCTTTCTTGGAGAAGGCATCACGGATATCCTTGACAGACATATGTACAGGTTTAGATCCTGATATATTACACGATGCCTTGTAGCAGTTCCAAAGCAGCCTACCCATATTGTTTGTGGCAGTGAAAGTTTTGTATCCACCACACTCAGGACAGTTCATTCTCTTTGTTTCACCATTATCTATATTTATATCATCTATAATGTTATATATATTATACATTGTATTTACTCCTTGTATTGAGAGCATTCTTAGCACTCTCGTATGTGTGTTTCATGTACGGCTTTACTGACTGCACGTTTGTATGTCCAGTTACAGACATAACTTGCCCCATCGGGACACCACTGTCAATCATTTCTGTTACACCTGTCCTTCTTAGATCCATAAGTCTGAGTTCATCGGGTAGTTCTATCTCTCTCATTATCCGTCTGCCTTTCTTAGATATACCCTCTAGTGTGTATGGATTATATTCTCCATTGACAGGTCTTACGTTAGGTGCTACATATTGTTGGAATCCATAGTCTTCGTTCTGTTGTAGTAGCATGTCATATAAACTATCTGTTATCGGTAGGTACACTTTAGATCTACGCTTTGATTGTTCTAAGGTTAGCTTGCCCTTGTCTAGATCAATGTTATCCCATCGTAGCATTCTCATGTCTCCGATTCTCTGACACCATTCGTATGCCATGTGTACTATCAGTCCAACACTTCTGTACTCAAAGTATGCATAAGCATAGTCAAGAAATTGACGAACCTGTTCTTTATCCCACACAACTCTGCGTGGCTTGGGTGACTTACGTCTTATATTAGAGAATGGATTATGATTTCCATACTCCATCTCAGATGCGTAGTTATATATTCGTGATGCTGTACTACAAATGTGGTTAGCAAAAACTACACCACGTTTCACCCACACTTCGTATGTCCTCTTTGCTAGTCTAGCTGAGACAGTATGCCACTTCTTATCACCCAAACTGTCACACAATATCTTAATAAAGTATATGTAGTCAGCTTTAGTACTGTCTCGTAAGGCTTTGAAATCATTAGACAATAAGTAGTTGTCACATAATTGTGACAGCGTAGTAGATCTATTAACTGTTATCTCTGTAAGTTTTTCTTTACGATAGTCATCAATCAAACTGTTTAGATAACGTGCAGTCTTCTTAGCTTCTGCCAGATCATAGCCTAACTCTCTACGAGACACAACTCCGATGTCAATAAGTTGACGAGGGGGATTGAACCTGTAAGACTTGATGCCTTTGGGTGTGTGTCTTTGCTGCATGTATCGTAGTAGTTTCGTCATTCATCATCTCCTATTTTAGAATATAATTTGTTACCCCCATGTCTCTTTATTATATTAGGGGTGCTTAGTTTCTTGAGGTGGTCAAGCCATTTCTTCTTGTGCATTCTCACCTTGGTATTACCACCACCCTCCCATATCTGTCGGGTAGATAGGTAGACCCACTTCCAACCTTTGTCCACCACCCATATAAAACGACTGTCTCCACCTAGCACTGGTGGTGCGTATCTAATATAATATTGAGTGGCATCATCCCATCGCTTACCGATAGGTCTACCATCTTTTCTTGGTGTTTTTATCATGTTTCTTTTCCCACCTATAAAATATATGTTTGTCTATCCTAGTTGTGCGAGTCTTTGTCTTTGCCCAAGAAGGACGGACATATGTAGCATGGTAGTGTGTAGCTCCTTCCGTCAGGTCAAGGCTAATCTTTCCATGCAAAACGATTATAGCATTTTGTAGTGCAGATGACCATTCTTTACTGTCCTTTCTTACGTCATCTTTTTGACCATCACAGTACCATGAGAATTGACACTTGTGCAGTACAGGTTTATTTGTGCCTTTGTATGTGACAGCTTCAGTTACTACATCACATACTGTATCTGGAAATCTATGGTCATCTACTCTGTTCATCACCACTTGGGCAACTGCTAGTTGACCAATGGTGGACTGTGATCTAGCTTCGTGGTATATATTAAATGCTAGACACATCAGTGCCGTTTCTAAGATAGCCATGTGCCTACCAAAGAAAATACTATAGCTAATATAAATACAGTAATAGCGTAGCACCATGTTATGTATGCTACATCAGGTTCTTCATTCTTTTTCATTTGTATAATCTCCTATACTAGATGTGATTTGCTCATGCAGCCATCCACTCGGGCATGGATCTGCCCTTGCTGTATCGTGCAAACTTGAGCTTGTCTGCCTTGTAGAAGGCACGATATGCATTTACTGGCAAGAACTCGTCTGTTTTTAAATGGTCATGCCCAGAAAAACATTGTGGGTGTCTTGTCACTCCTAATTCTGGTATTAGAAAAGTGCCTTTAGATAAAGCAATACTGTGTTTTCCTGCTCCATGCCATTTATTATATCTGTGATGATATTCACATAACATAGCACAATACAAACTGTACGCATATTTATAATTACTTCTACTGTGCATCGCCCAGAGAGTACAAGGGTGCTTTTGATGAACAGGCTTATAT